CATTGCGTCCTTTCTGATAAAGGCACGATAGCCCTCTTGTTTTGTCTCGTTCCAGAAGTCTACTTGGTAACAATCCCTGTAGCATTCAATCTTTCTGATTGTTATTTCATCTCCCATCACTCACCCCTCCTCCCTGTCCATGCAGCTTGCTCCGCAAGCGAGGCATTCGTCTGAGTCCGCGTTGGCTTCCATCACTATCTCGGCAGCCGCGTCTGCGTCCGGGGTCGAGCACTCGCAGGGGGTAACTATTATTGTTTCGTTATTAGAGCCAACGGGTATCGCCGTCATCTCCGCCTCTAAATCTTTACCGCACTTCGCACACTTAGTATCAAGGTACGCTTTGTATTTGTCTATCCACATTTCCATTCTGAGAACCGATTTCGATTCTCCCTGTAACCTTGGCGTTTGTCCAATACTCATCGAGCAGGGTGTAGGTTGTACGCCAACGCCCTGCATAGTTGCGGAAGTAATCGACAAGCGGATGCCGATAGTTTTCGTCATTCAATATCTTGCCGAGATACTGGTGACTGCAGCTGAGGTAATCAGCCGCCTCTTCCAGACCGATGAGTCCTTCTTTTACTTTGTACTTTGGATTGCTCGCGCTCATGTATTCCTTACCTCGGTGGCGGCGGCTTCCACAACTCACCCTCCTCCCGCAGGAGATACAGCAACTTGCCTCGGAGAGTAACCTCTTCAACCGCCTGTTCTGTGGTTATGTCCATCCTGTCTTTATAAGTCAGGACGACTGCGTTATATAAGTCTCGTTCGTTTTCTATCCCGTCCAAGATTTTCAATGCAGTCTGTGGCCCCACCTTCGGCAGCCCCGGTATGTCATCCGATGTATCACCGATCAGCAACTGCTTGTAGAAATAGTGCTGAGCCTGTAGCTCTGTCACTGACCACTCTTTGCCTGTGGTGAAATCATACTGGGCGACATTGGCCCCGCCAAGCTGGGTGAAATCTTTATCACAACTTGCGATATAGATATTCTTCTTGTCACGCAGCGCCTCGGTAGTCATGGCGATAAGATCATCCGCCTCGTAACCATCGAACTGGAAAGCATTGTGCTGTACCTTCAAGAACTCTTTGCACTCTGCAATCCAGTGCGGCTTGCGCTGGGTCTTGCGAGACTTCTTGTAATCAGGATAGATGTCATACCTGAAGTTATATGCAGCGCTCAGGAATATTTTGACATCCGGGTTTAACTTCTTCTCATAGGTGAAGTATTGTTTGATGTTGTCCAACGTTACGTTGATGTTGTGCAGCGCAGCGTCTACCGGCTCAGGCTCAAAGGCCAGCTCGATAGCACTGTTGGGTATGCCTTTCTTATCAGCATACGACACCGCATCTTTCTTGTAGCCAAAGCGCTGACCGTCTACCATGTAGTGCCTTCCATCACACGTTGCGGCACAGCGATAGGCAACGATGTCGCCATCGATCAGTACCGTAACTGGCGGCAGCTGCTCTTCGTTCTCGCCCTCGAAATGAGTGCTTGTTTCCCAGAAATTCTTAGACATTGTTTTTCTCCTGTTGATAATTGCTACGCAGGATAGCAATATGATACCCTGCGTAGCAGTGGTTGGGGTTAGAAGGACAGATTGCCCATGCCGTTAGTCGGTACGAAATCGTCGCCGTTATCGTCATCGTCTATCGGCTGCCCGAAAGAACCGAGCGCCCCTTGCGGTGGCTTGCTTACGTTACCAGTAGCAGGCGCTCCGACAGGTACGCCCTGAGGAATACCCGGCGGTACGAAAGCGGTATGCGGTTGTTGTACGGGTGGAGCATACTGCTGCGGTTGTTGTACGGGTGGAGCGTATTGCTGCGGCTGCTGCACAGGAGGTGCATACTGCTGGGGTTGCGCCTGAAAGTTCTGAGCGCCCCAACCACCGGTAGTACCAGCGGCGGGAGAGAAGTCAGTACCTCCAACATAAGGCACATGATCCAGCACCTGCAGACCTTCGAGGAAACAACTCAATCCCTCGACACCCTGATAGGTAGTGTACTTGGCCCGCACCTTTACGTTACACCTCGAGCCATTGCCGATCAGGCCACGAGACTCAGGCCAAGGGTTGTTCTCACAATCAACAACCACAGGCGGAGCCATCTCCGTACCATCGTCAAGCCTGACATAGCGCTTAGCCCGCAGAGTTACTACTCCGTTCGGGTCTTGTTTTAATCTGAAGCCTACCTCGTAGAACTCCTGCTGGAGATGCTGAGGTACACGAATAACTACTGCCCACTCCGGCCTATACTTAGTGTTGGGACGGAACACAGACGAGTAGTCCACAATCACGTTCTCGATAATGAACGTCTTGCCATCATCAAAATCAGGTACTCTCTTTATTACTGGCATTGTATGCCTCCTCTTGGTTTCCCTTCTCAGAAGGGTTTTGTTGCCTAGTTATAGCGCATGGCTTGCAAACATAGACTAAGATACCCGGCTCCTTAGACAACCGAATGTTAACTGTATCACTGCAGTCTAAACATTCTATCTTGTCATACAGATATGGATTGCTTTTCCTATGCTTAGTCACTCGCTTCTTCTCACATTGTTTACACCAAGACCTATGCCGGGAACGTCCCGAGGCAGTCTTGCCGTTGGTGTAGAATTTATCTTCAGGGAGTGCCTTACTGCAAAGACTGCACACTCGCTGTCCTCTATCCATTCGATTCTCCTCTCCGGAAAATATCCAACAGACTCAAGGTGGTGTAACAGTACACTATATGTTATCTTCTCTTACTGAATCCGTAGTTAAAACCTTTTGTTTTCTTGCGACCAAAGGCAGGCGAAACCTGACCATTATATCTTGCCTCAATTTCAGCTCTTGCCTCTGGAGTTACCGGTACCCTACGCAGACAACCACAATGAGTCACCTTCCTTGACCTCAGGCTGGACCGTAGCACCTCGATTGTCTTGCCGCATTCACACTTGCATAGGTACATATCTTTGTGCCTACCATCTGCTTTGCGAATAACTGATAACCTTCCTGCCTTTTGGTTTATCAGATCGCTACCTTTGCAGGGTATAGCTAGGTGTTCGTTGGGGTTATGTAGCTTAAAGTATTGCATAATTTCTTCCTCGTTTAAGGGGTGCCTTCGCCTTAGGGTTGGCGATAGCCGCGTTAAAAAACATACGCTTAACCTTTACCACGGATTAAGGATAAAAGCAAGCCACTATATATAGTGTACTGCAGTTCGAGACACCACAAGAGCCTGTGGATATATCTGGAATTCAATTAAGGTTAATATCGTGGTGTAACGTACACCTAGTGTAATACTACACCACATAGAAGGCCATCCAAATCCCTTCTCAGAACGGAATCAGTGGCACTCTGCCCAGTTAGTACCGACCTTAGCATCGGCCTCGATAGGTACGTTGAGGTTGAAAGCCTGCCCGGTCTTCACCGCATTGTCTTTGAAACAATCGGCTACTGATCGAACACTGGCTGGGTCAGCTGTGTCCAGCTCGTACTGCAGCTCATCGTGATACGCTATGATCTGGTGCACCCAGCTCAGGTTGCTGCTGACTATCGTGTTATAGTTCCGCAACATCCAATCCTTAAAGACCACTGCCGAGGCACCCTGTATCAGAGTGTTCAGCAGCTTACGATCCTCTCGGATATCTAACCGCCTGCCATCAAGACCTTTGAGACATTCGTTTCTTTTGTACATCATCTCGAGATCAGATCGCAGGGCAGCAAGCGCCGGATAACTGCGCCAGAAAGCCTGATACAAATACTCGCCCTCCGAGATAGGCTTGCCAAGAATGGCAGCCAGCTTCGGTGGCGTACAGCCATAGCACAAACCATAGAGTCCGGGTTTGCTGTCGTCACGACTCACACTCCAGAGCCTGCCGTTGTTGGCGTGGAAGTCACCGTCAAGAATCATCTTAACGAACTCCTTGCCGCCCGGATATGGGAAGGCAAAGTGACCCATCATCCTGATCTCGATACCCTTGAGATCAAGACCGAGCTGCGTGTGTTCTTTGGGAACGCAGTACAGCTCACGGATTTCTTTGCCATACGGCGAAGTGGGCCTTGGAATATTACAGACAACGCCTTTGTGCCGGTAGCGGGAGGTTGGTGTACCGCAGGTGTAGGCTTCGGCTGATACTCTGCCATCGCCCCTGTGTTTGACTGCCCACAGGCCACCCTTCTCAGCACCCTTCCGGTTGAGTATTAGTCCTCGGCGGTGAGCAGCGATGCGGTACTGTGCAATCGTCCGCCCTACGCCGGGAGGCAGTGATGCGTATGAGTCCTCTGTCAACTTCGGAGAGGTACGCTTCCTCGTTTTCTTGCTGACGTTCCACTCGGTTGGTTCCCAGCCCAGCGATAGCAGATACTCTTTGACCTGCTGATCGCTGTCTATATTCAGCGGCTCGAAATGTATCCGGGTGAATGGCCCTTTGATATTGGCCCTGTCAGTTTCCTTCTCAGAACCGAAGTGATCCAGCACCGCTTTGGAATAGCCGCCGTTCTGTTTAAACGGTTTCTTTACCTCAACAGTGAACGGGTTCTGTACTTTCCACGGGGCTATAGATATGATCTGCTGCTTCAGCCCCTCCATTGTGACATCGAGCGCCTCCTTTAGTTTGATTGCTTTGAGTATGTCATATCGCACACCAGTTACTTCCTGCTCAGCATGTATCTGCTGAACACACTGTTCCAGATCGATAGCCCTGCCAAAATCCCAATCGAGATTGGTGCGAGACTGCAAGGTCCGCTGCCTCGCTGTTAGTTGGCGATAAAGTTTATAGTTAATGAGAACATCTTGCTGACAGCGGTGGATCATATCCGCTGATAGCGCCGACCAATCCTCGTGCACCGGCTTCTCTAAACCCAGCAATTTTCCCCAGTAGTCCAGCCCATGCTCTTGACTCTGCGGATACAGCAGGCACGAGAGCATATAGGTATCGAGCGGCCTCGGCCCAGCACTGACACCGAGATACCTCAGAAGCGGAGGCCAGTGCTGTGCTATATCGGGGTAGAGTTTTCTGATTACCGGAAGATCAAAGCCACAAATATTATGACCGACTACAAAGTCTCGGCAGTCGCTGATCTTGGCTAGCCCCGCCTCTAACTCAGCGGTCTTCGGGTAGTTCGGGAACTCCTGACCATCGTAATACGTTCTCAGAACGGAATCGTCGGTGTCTAAAATGACAACGCAATGTATCTGAAGCGCTTCCCGCAACAGCCCATCTGTTTCAATATCAAATACTAGGATAGGTCATCACCTCCTTAGAAATTGGTAGGCGTGGGTGGTTCTTCCAGCCTGCCTGTTTGATGGTTGTACCGTATGACAAACTCACCGAGCTGTCCGCTCAACCTATTCTTTATGATCGAGAAATAGGTAGTGTTCTGGATGGTAGGGTCGGCGTTGGAACTGTCTCGCCTGAGTCCCCACACATCTGTCGAGAACCTCCACTGGCTACGGCTGCCAGTGAACTGTGATGCCTTGACTGCTGCGCCCTCGTTGTGATCCTTGCCACCTGATAGCGGGTTGTTGAGATGGTTCACATGAAAGATCGTGATGTCCAACTCGTGAATCATCCGGCTCATCTGGAACATGGCACGGTTGAGGAACTGGTTTGTCTCGCTGCTACCGAGATGCGTATGCAACGCAGACAACGGATCGATAAAGAAAAACTTAACGCCCTCATACGCGAGGAAGCGTATCACCTCTTCGATGTCATCCCAATCCCGATAGCCCGAGTGGTCGTAGTAAAATAATCTGCCTTCTAACTGGTCGATGATCTGAGATAGCCTTGTCTCGTCATACGGTATGTTAGGCAGGTGTATCGGCAGCCCCATGATATGACCTGCCATTCTCCGGAGAGAATCAGCGGGCTGTTCTTCGAGACTGAATACCGATGCCTTGTGTCCTAGTGCTCCAACGATGTGCATAATCAGAGTCTGAGTCAGCACTGTCTTGCCTGTGCCCGGCCCTGCTCCGATGCCTATGAGTCGTGGTGTTCGCAACCCATAGGTCAGCCTTGTCAATGTCGGAAAGGGATAGCTTAGCCCCACCTCCACTGGCTTCATCGCGTCTACTTTTAACTGCTTACTGGTTACGATAGTCGCTGGCTTGTAGGTACTAGCCCGCTGGAAAGCCTGATAGAATTCCTCTACCTTTCCGCGCTGCAACATATCATCAGCGTCCTTCTCGGTGAACTCCATGATCTTGATCTTCGGAAACATTTTCCAGATTTCTGGAATTAGTTTCTTTCCTGCATCATCTTGATCCGGGCAGAACACCAAGTTACTCGCCCTCCGCAGGAACGCTGCGTTCTGCTGTACTGCAGCGAGGTTGTTGCCTGTGGGTAGCGAGAGGGTCCGCAGCTTCTTTACCTGCTTGTGCCCAGCCAGCATGAGGAACGCAGCCATCGCATCAATCTCACCCTCGGTGATAACGATGTGCTGCGGTATGATATTCATAGTCATCATACCGAACAGATCGAGATGCTCTGGTATCTCATGCCGCTTGTGCAGGTGAAAGAATTGTTTGGGTAACTTCCTGATGTGGTATGAGACAAGCACCCCTTGGGAAGTTATCGGATAGTAATGGGTTAGTTGTTGTCCTGTCACTTGATCGCACTCTACTTTTACTCCGTAGAACTGGGCGATGTCCGCTGGTATCTGTCGTATGGCACCAGCCTCGAGCTTTTGTATCTGCTCGAATGACAACGGCCCTGTCTGTGGAATAGAAACCTTCTGAGAAGCGATTATATTTTGAAAGCTAGAGGTTGCAGGCTTCTCAATGTAGGGTGCGTGTGGTGGGTTGAGGTCTGAGTTCTTACTGCAGGCCCATGTCTCTCCATCCTTCATCAAGAACAGGTGATCGTTGTTCCTGTCTCGGCCTACCGCTTTACACGCGGGGCAGGCCCGGTTCTTTGTTTCGATAGTTACACCTCCTCGTTTTGGAGTGGAAACCTTTATGATTACCTACAACGCACAACACCGCAAGCCCCTAGATACAGTGGCTGCGGTGTTGTGGTACGCTACCCCTA